GCTAAATGCACACGGTGCAACCTCTGGGAAACCAGTAGGACAGCCAATGAGTAGATATAACAAATTAAGAAGGTACGACTTTGGAAAAGACCTCGTACGAGTCAGCTATTGTAAGTACGGCGTCCACCGCCAAGACTATGTCGGCGTCGGGACGTTGCAACCTGTGTCTGACGGCAGCTTGCAACCCAGGAGGCACGGAGTAATCAACCGCGTAAGCTGATACCCTGTCCCTAAACGAGATGTACCTCTCGCGCCTGGTGCGCGGGTCCAGCCCCTGCTCGCCCAGCAATTCAATTACCTTCGCTATGTCAGGGACAAATACTCCGAACTCTTCAAACAGTAACATGTAACCCGAACTAAAGTATATAACGGCGTCCAATATCATCTTACACTCTAAGTTAAACAGATTAGACATCTTCATGACCGTAAGCACAAAGTCCACATCACTCTTCAACCAGACTACATTATCATCACCTTTACCTGCCATAAACACAATGTTCTCATGCCCAACGCAGGTGGACGTGGACACAAAGTTATACACCAAGTTGCCCAGCATAGTGTTAGGCCAACCCGACTTCATCTGATAAGCAGACACAAACATCAACCCTAACACCTTACTAGACACCCTGCCTACATACGAGTCTTCGAAGATATCCATCACGCCGGGGTCCAGTCCGAGTATCTCAAACAACTTCGCCTCGATCATGCGAGCTAGCAGATTCTGTGCTTTGTCATACTTGCTAGAGTCAATCTCGATGGCTCGCAAACCTTTCAGACTGTGCAAATGCTCCGTGACCCAATCCGAAATGGCAGCATCGGACAAACGACCAGCACTACATATCTCTGGGCGTAGCGCACCGTCAAACCTCTCAAACACCACCCGGAACAAACTCGTAAACAGAGCAGTGTCCATCTTGGACAAACTAACAATGACCTGACCTTGCCCTATTTCCTGTTGCGCCGCTGTACTCAATTTCGGTTTGACGCGCTTCTTGATGATTGTGTCGAATCGTTCAAGTTCCAGCTCTACCAAATCAGCCTCGCACTCGCCGTCAAGCATCTTACGGTAATTCTGATCTTTGCCAGCGCGCCACGCAATATAGTCTGTCACATTAAACGACACAGG